TCAGTAGGTGTAGGAGCAGCTCATACCATAACTGCAAGAAATCAAAATACTAAGTGTTTAATTGGACTGGATAATATCATTCAACAACCAATTGTTTCTACTGCTGTTACTACGGGAATAACTTCTGCTTTAGGAGTTGCTGAAGTGACGGTAAAAGTTGCTGGTGTTACTTCATTCTTTGGAGGTGATTTGATTAAGATTGATGAAGAGATAATGAAGGTTAATACAGTTGGATATGGAACTACTAATCACATGTTAGTAAGTCGTGCATGGATGGGAACAGGACTGGGTATTCATACTGAGAATTCTATAGTTACTAAAGTTGAAGGTAATTATAATATTATTGATAATACAATTAACTTTGTTACAGCACCTAATGGGCCCGCACCTATAAGTTCTACAACTAATGAACCTGATGATAGGGATTGGGTAGGAATTACTACTTTCTCTACTTTCCAAGGAAGAACCTTCATGAGAGGAGCAGCTGCAGACAGTAGTAATAGACCTTATGCAACCAACCAGATTTTTGATGATATTTCTGAAAATTTCACTGGAGTTGGTAAAACATTTACTTTAAAATCAGATGGGTCAAATGCAGTAGGATTCTCTACAAATAATGGAGTCATTCTTGTAAATGGAATATTCCAAGGACCAACTGGTGGGTTATCTACCTATCAGGATTATATCTTATCCGAAGGTTCAGGAATTACTACTATCACCTTTACAGGAACTGCTTCTTCACTCGCTAGTGATCCCAATAATTCCAATCTCCCTGTTGGTGGAGTAGTTGCATCCGTGGGTTCTACAGGAGGATTTGGTTATCAACCTCTTGTTTCTGCTGGAGGAACAGTTGTTGTTTCTGCTGCGGGTACAATTTCTTCTATTAGTATTGGCAACAGTGGTTCAGGTTACAGAGTAGGAGTTCAGACAACTGTTAATGTTGCTATTCAAACAGGATCTAATACTACACCACGATTAATTGGTATTGGTACTGCTGCAATTACTGATGGTCATATCACTGGAATAGCCATTACCAACAGTCAAGTCATTTATGTACCAAGAGCAATCTATGATGTTGGTTATACCTCTACAACTGGTATCACAACAATCACTACAACGACAGCCCACGGTCTTCTAACAGGGCAAGAAGTTAAGGTATCAGGAATTGCATTCACATGTAATTATCTCCCTGCTGTGGGCGTTCAGAGTGCTTCCTACGACAGTACTACAGGTATCATGACAGTTACCACATCTAGTGCTCATGGTCTTACTACTTCTGCTACTGGCAGTGGTAAAAACGTGGTATTGAGTGGATTAGCATTTACTTGTGCCTTAGATGATGGTGCTGCTACTCATTCTTATCCAAGAACAAGTGACCCTGCATATGGTGGAACACCTGTCACGGGAGTTGCTAGTGTTACTCAGTTTACAGTCAATGTTGGTACTTCAACTGTTCCTACATTCTATGCGTCTGGTGGATATGCTCAACCTGCAATTATTGCTCCTAGAGATGAAAGTGGTGCGGCAAGTGGAACTGATCCTGCTGCTAATGGATCCACAGTTTTAACTGTAGGTACTACTACTTCCTTTACTATTAACAGTGGAATTTCTACAAGAGATCACTTCTATTCAAGAGGTGGAAAAGTTAATAGGCAGATGGATGTTATTATTGATGAACCTGTAGGTTATACAAATATTCCTTTAGTTTATAGTTCTTCAGGAACAACAGGAATAGGAACTCAAGCTACAGTTGATATTATTGTGGGTCAAGGATCAAGTGTTATTGGTTTTGAAGTAAAGAATACTGGTTATGGATATCAAGATGCTCAAGTCTTAACTGTAGGTATTGGATCAACAACGGGTATTCCTACAGATTCTTCAGTTACTTTGGAAGAATTTCAAATTACAATACAAGATGTATCTACTGATTCATTTGCTGGTTGGACATTTGGACAACTAGAAGTTCTTGATAAAATTCAGAGTGAATTTAATGGAACTAAGAAAGTATTTACCCTTAAGAAGGATGGAGCACCAATTACTATTAGAGCAAGAGAAGGATCCAATATTGATGTTCAATCTACTATTCTGGTTTTCATTAACGATACTCTTCAAGTACCTGGTGATGGTTATACTCTTACTAATGGAAGTATACTCACATTCCCAGAAGCTCCTAAAGGACGTGAAACAGATGGATCATTCGCAGGTGATACTTGTAAGATTCTCTTCTATAAGGGAAGTGGGGATACTGATGTTACATTTAAAGATGTATTAGAGACTGTTAAGAAAGGAGACACTCTTCAAATTACAAGAGATACTAATCTCTGTGCTAATTCTATAGAACAAGATAAAAGATTGGTAGAAGAAATTGTATCAACTGATATTCTTAATACTAATGCTTACGCAGGTGTTGGTATTAATGGATCTTCAAGTTGTAAGAGACCTGTCACATGGTGTAAGCAGGGAGTTGATAAGATTATTAATGGACAAATTATTAGTAAGAGTCGTGAAGAGTTGGAAGCATTAATTCAACCTACCACTGTTTTATTACAACCTGTTGGACTTGGATCGACTGTTGCATATGTAGAAAATGTGACAACTGTATTCAATCCACTTAATGAAGATCAGACTGCTGCTAAGACTAAGCAGATTGCTCTAATTTCTCAAGATTCTATTGTAGCTGCAACTGCTAGTGCTACGGTTGGATCATCTGGAACTATTACTTCCATAACAGTCACAGATGGAGGTGTAGGTTATACCACTACTCCTGTAGTAATAGTAGGTAATCCTGTAGGATTAGGAACAACCCAAAGAGCTCAAGCAGTTGCAGGTGTAAGTGCAGGAGGAACTGTTTATAGTATATCGGTTACTGAAGCAGGAACAGGATATACTTCTACTAATCCACCAGAAGTTCTAATTGAAGTTCCTAGTCCTAGTCGTGAAGTAACTACCTGTGATTCTTATGCTGGTGATTTTGGTCAGGTGGTTGGATTTGGAACCACAACTGTTGGAGACTTTAATAGATTTATCTTTGATCTTCACATTCCAGGAGATTCTTTCCTTAGAAATACTTCCATTGTTTCAACAGCAGTTACCGTTAGTGGAATAAGCACAGGTGATTACTTTATTGTTAATAACTCCAATGTTGGAGGAAGTAACACAGCAATCACTTCTTATGATGTGGGAGGCAATTCACTTGGTGTAGGAACTCAGTTTGTTAATAATGTCTATCAAGTGGCTGATTTCGCCATAGTAAGTGTTGCTAAAACCTCTATTGGAATTGCTACTGTAGGAACAGGAATGACATATGTGACTAGAGTATTTTCAATGGTGGATAAATTTAGTGGAGATACATTCTCATCCTTGGAGATAAAGTTTGATTCTACTGGTTATACCTTTGATGCTGGTGGTGGTAATTATACTACTTACAGTGGAGGAATAACTACTGAAAGTCATATGGGTGATTATAGTTGGGGTAAAATAGAATTGGGAAGTAGAGCAAATCCTGCCGCATTTAATTTCTACGGAGAAAGAGGTACAGGTGGCATCTCAACTTCAGGAATTGTGAGAAGAGTTGCTCCATTGAAATATAAAGATTATTCGTAATAAATACCATTAAACAACTAGCATAAAATGGCTAAAATAGGAATAGATACTGGATCTTCCGCTAATGATGGAACAGGTGATACCCTGCGAGCTGGTGCTGGAGTTATTAATCATAATTTTAATGAAATTTATAATACATATGGAGATGGGACTAATTTAACTTCGATTGCGGGAACTTTTAAAAGTAATAGTTTAGGTATTCATACATTAAGAAACGTTGGTCTAGGAACAAGTACTTCTACGTCTATTTTAACTGTTTTAGGAAATGTAGATATAAATGGAATTACTACCATTACCCAACTGGGTGTTATTGGAGTAACTACTACTCAACATTTAAATGTTACGGGTGTTATTACTTCGAGTAATTTAAGTGTTGGAGTTATTACAGGAACAAGTGCAGTTGTAGGATCTGGAGTTACTATTGATAATGCTGGTATTAATATTGCGGCTGGCATAGGAACTTTAAAAGATCTTAATATCACTGGTATTACTACTGTTGCCTCTTTCAATGTAAGTGGTATTGGTACAGTATCTAATGTTATCCATACTAAAGATTCGTCAGGTTTAGGAGCAACTGTCGGGGCAGCAGTTGGTGTTGTCACTTATTATGGTGATGGATCTCAATTAACAGGTATCGCTACCCTTCCTTCTAGAGTTGTGGTATCAGGTGCGAGTACATCAATTGGTATAGGAAGCACTGCTAAATTTGATATAGCAGGATTTAAATCATATAACTTGTATAAGGTTGGAATTACTAGTGCTGCATGGGTAAGAATATACACTGATGCTGCTTCTAGAGATAGTGACATAACAACTAGACAGGAACAAACGGATCCTACACCTGGTTCTGGAGTCATTGCTGAAGTAGCCACATCTACAGCAGGGTTTAGTACATTCATAATGTCGCCAGGCGTGATTGGATGGAATAATGATCCCGTGTCAGTTGCAAGTTCTATTTTTGTGGCGGTTACTAATAAAGAAGCAGCTGCTGGAGTTACTACTGTTAATTTAACAGTTCTGCAGTTAGAGGATTAATAAATGGAAGAACATATAGTTACTCTCAATAAACATGAGGATCTGTCTGATTTCTATACTGAAATGGAATCATCAGGGGGATCTGGGTCTATTCCTACAAGAGCAGTAAGTTGTTTGAATAGAAGACCCAAAAGTAGAAATACTAATTATAATCTTACAATTTCCGAAGCATCTACATTGAAAGGTGATTCAAGAGTAAGAGATATAATTTCTAAATCTCAATTAGATACTATTACCAATAAACCCGTATATACACAAACTTCAACTGATTGGAATAAAAGTGCTACGGCAGGAGCAACCAATAAAAATTGGGGTCTTTATAGATCAATAAGAGGATCACAAGTTTCTGGATGGGGAGTAGGTGGAACAGTTGCTGAAAGTGCTACAATTAATACTACTAGTTCTGGAAAAAATGTAGATGTCATTATCATGGATGGTTTGATTGGAACCACTCATCCAGAGTTTCAAATGTATCCTGATGGTAGTGGTGGTACAAGAGTTAATCAATTTAATTGGCTTCAATATAAGGATGAGATAGAAGGTGGAGGTG